ATATTCATGCGTAATTCTGGAAGCCCACAGTTGGGGCATTCAGCATTATCATTATCAGGCTTAATGGCCTTACCTTCCCAACCACAGCAGGGGCAGTCCTTCCACCACTTAATACCTTTTTGTTGAATTTCCATTATACGGGTGTATTCACTGTTGTACCTGCTCCGTCTACCCAGACAGCACCATCGGTGTTACCGACAGCATATACGGGCGCATCTTGCGAGGTGTTATAGACCATTGCTCCTTGCACCTTACCTACATTAGTATTAACAGCATTCGTAAGTGAGTTCAATGCTGCATCTGTGAACCCCGGTAATTGTGTATAAGAAGCAGGCACTAAAAGTGCTGCTACATTAACTTGGCCTTTGAAGTCAGCAGTTGTTGTACCTGTCAGTACACCCATTACTTCTCCATCAGCATCATTCTTAATTGTTACATCGTTGGTCGTACCCTGTCCTGTAAGGATCAAACCCTCAGCAGCGGTGTATCCGATGGCAGCGGCATCTGCTGCTGCTGTGTCCCCTGCGGGCATGACTTTCTGGTCAAAGTTGTACGAGCCTGACGCACCTGTGAACTCGTAGTCAGTGATGTTAGCACCAGAGAGTTTTACATCTGTGCCATCGTGCTCTAGCTGGAGGTAGTCTGTCTGCGCGAAGTTAGTCTGGTTATCGCTAGAATCATAGAGCCTTACAATTCCCTGATACTTCCACGTAATGTTATAATTAGCATCGGACTGAATGAAACCCGGACGGCGAAGTTGCAGACCAGAGTTTCCGTAGATGTATGTTTCCCAAGCAAACTGTGAGGATTGCCCTGATCCAGTGTTACTGGCATAGGATAGAATTGCTCTATGCGTGCCTGTGGCATCGCGAGGCATGTAGTATGCCAGTGCTCCTAAGCTCTCGTCAGCGAGTGCTGTATTTGAGGCTATGGCTATACCTTTACCATACACCGGGCGGTTATTCCATACATGCGTTATGTAGCGGTTGTTGATCGCATCGGTTGGATCGTCTGTCAGGATGAAGGAGTCTACAAACAGTCCTGCTTGTCCCGTCTTGTACTCCCATCCAGAGGTCGCGCTACCAGTATTAGGGTCTATGAATCGTAACCCGTTCTCGTTAATGACGTTCTGGTCGCAGGTTATCGTCATCAACTCATCAGCCAAACTGTAGGTGAAGAAGGCGTTACCTTCAATCGTGCCGTCGCCTGTCCATACAGCTATCTGATTATCAGCAGGAGTACCAACTTTAGTGACTTCTACTACAGGGACAGCTTGTGCAACCATTACTGGTAAACCTTATCTTCCAAACGAGCTACGCGACCAGTCAATTTTTCATGCCCGCCTTTGGCAACGTGTTCATTGTGGCGATCAGCAACAATATCGAGTCTTTCGCGAACCCGCGCCTGCTCCAAGCGAACACTCTCAAGTTCTGAGCCGTGATCGGCAAGGACTCTCCGCGATGTTGATACGTCACGCGCCAAATCAACTCCCGCTATCAATTCAACCTGGGCAGTCAGTTGCCCGTAGGTGTAAACGACTCCACCTGCTTGAGCAATAATGGCGATAACGCCAGTCACAATCCACTTCCGCATACCTGCTATCAGCTTTAGGTCTTGTTCAACCAGTGCCATACGAGTATTAAGCTGATGAATTTCGTCATCTAAATGTTTGTGTTGAGTCATTAGTGCCGACCCTCATCATGGATATGCTTATTCATTCTTGATTCAACTGTCTTATTGATCATGGCTTGTATACTTTCGGTCGATCGGTGATCGTGACTGATGTTTGGCATGGATTCGACGTTCACCGTCACGTTTGCAGGTTCCTTGCTCGATTCGTACTTGTCGTAACCAAGATAGGAAGTAGCAAAGGTCATCACCGCCAGGATCAAACCCATTACCGATTGCTGTGAGGGCTTTTTCATCAGAAGTGCATCGTGCCGCCGACAATAACAGCGTAGTCATCTTCGGTATCAGGGCCATCGATTATAGAAACGAACTGACCATGAACCATGATGCCACCAACTCTGGTTGCTGCACCAACCGCAATAGCCTGGTTGCCGCCCTCGGTGAATGCCATTGTGACACCTACCTGTAATTTCTCAGGTACACCCCAATCGAATTGATTGTTTGCTGCCAGCCCAAGTAATCCGTAAGTGTTACCGGACGGCAGATTTAGTGTAGTCGGGGTCGATGTAGTAGTCGTGATTACTGGTGGTGGTGCAGGGGTAGAATGCTTCTCTCCCGCTTCGGCCTGAGTCCAGATAGTAACCAGTATCAGGATTGTGAGTAGGAACTTCATAATTCACCCTTTAGCTGCTCGGACTAAATGCGCCCCGAAAAAGAATGCACCAACACCAAGCGTTAGATATCCCCACGGTGAATCCGTAGCGATTTGATAAGAATATTTCGCCAGTGCGTCATTGAAATGAAACACCACCAGAGAGAACACCAGAAAGAATGCCTCTAATTTGATGATCCACAAGGCAATGTCTCGTCGGGTGCGTGATCGCTCGGTATTCTCACTGACCGTCGATGCCATAAAATCGGAATAGTGCTGCACCATCTTTCCGTTGAATTCCTGCTTTTCCTGATCGGTGAGTTTAAGCCCGTCGATCCATCCACCAACACCAGTCGCAACCTTCATTACGTTGTCAGACCCATTCTGACCACCGCCCAACAAACCTTTGATAAACTTAAACATTAGCAATGCCCTACGTCGAATTTATTAGCAAGATTGCAGAAAAATTCCGCAATGGTTAGCCTCCACCATTTAATACCCTTCAAATGTGCCTGACTCCCGTACTTCTTTTTATATCGTTTCAGCCTGCCAGTAACCACTTCCCATCCGTCAGGCGGATCAAGGAAAAGGACAGTTGCGGCGAATGTATTAACATACCAGTCAAAGGCCAAAGCAGGGATACCCACTACAACCCGTAGGAAAGGTTCCCAAACGGTTCCTTCACAGGCATCGCGCAGTTTCATTACCCATACGAAAACGAATACGAGCAGTATGAAGTTCACCACTACAAATTCAATCATTGCCACTCACCTGATTTCATCATTCTGGATAATTCCATTGCTCGATTACCTACCTGCTTCGCCCATTTGGAATCGAGCATTTCGGTTCCCGCTTGAGTGTACTTCTTCTTTTCAATCAGCTTGATCGTTTTCTTGAACCCCATGAACCGGGGCAGACCAAGATTAAAAACCATATTTACAACAACTCCCTGTCGAACCCCGTCCAGATCGCGAAACCATTCGAATGACTGTGCGCTGAGAACCGCGTCATTAACATCGATTTCCAATAACTGTTCGGCAATTTCAACTGAAATAGGCACATCGTCCAGGTTGTGACCATACCCGATAGTCAACTTGCCAACCGTATCTTTATACGCCAGTAGCCTCAAGCCTTCATGTTTGGCAATGAGGCTCCTGACTTTCTTTAACTCCATCACCACTGATAATCTTCGACTTGCTCTGCCATTTGCTCAGAAGTCTTGATCACATCATTACCATTAACGTCTTTCGACGCGAACCGTAATGGTAGAACACCTTTGTAAATCTTGTCCTTTTTTCGTGGATCGTCCCTTTTTATTACCTTGTGCTTGGTACGTTGCTTGCTTGTCATAATTACCTCTCCAATGCAGCATAATAAGTCTGCAATCTTTCAAAGTCTTTAATGAAGTCAATCAGAATAGTCATTCGATAGTCGGCTGGCATTTGAATACGCGAGTTTTTGACCTGTTTGATCCAGTCTAAAGAAATACCTGTGCTTTCCGCGAGTAGGGTCGCGGATAAGTCGGATCGCTCAAGGTAGTAGATAAAATCTTCCCTACGCCCTTCAACATAATCAGATTTCCTCGCTCGTACCTTCAAGTCCATCAGCAGTCCTTTTTACTGCAATTTTCTTCTTGCCTGAACCGACAATATTAATAACAGGTGCGGCGGGCTTGCTTGCGGCAGCAGATTTCTCATTTGATTCTTGCTCTGCCGCTTTCGCCCGTAGTTCGCGTTCCAGTAAGTCTTTCTCGGCTAAAATCTCGTTCTGAGACAGGGTTAGCTTGATTTCCTGATCACGTTTCTTCAATGCTAACTCATCTTCTTTCAGTTCGAGTTCCCGAGTCTTGTTCTTCTGAATTGCAACCTCTTTATCGGTTTCGACAATGGTAGTCCTTCGTAGGCTTTCGGATCGGGTTTCGGCAAGTCTAGTTTCAGCATCCGTTTTGGCAATGCTTCCCTCAAGTTTTGCTTCTTCATTTCCAACTCTCCTGGCCTCGGTGTTGGCGCGGCCTTGCTCGATTTGGAGTTTAGCTAAATCACGTTCTTTGGTATGCTCAAGTTCGGCCTGCTTGACCAAAGCTAATGGGTCAGGTGGTGGGTTTTGCGCCTGTTGAAGCATTCGATCAGCTACACCCATCATTTCCTCTCGATTGGATGCGCTCGATAATTCATAGATTGACTTCATTAACATCCAATATCCAACGGAATCACCTTGCGTAGAGGCTAAAAGACCCGCTAATTGCTGCATTTCGAGTTCTCGCGCCATTATCCCCAAAGTCGAATTTACGACAAATCTTGGGTCAGTTTGGGCGTATTCGTCCGGTGCATACTGAATATATCGCCAGGCAGACTTCTGAATCAGTGGTTTTAGGAAAGATGCCTCGATATTGGCTAATGTTCGCTTGGATCGCTTAATCGCACCCGCTTGCATGATACTCATGCCACCAAGCGTATTGTTGCGGGAATTTTGAGCGATCGGGGTTGCGGAATCCATTGCGCCCGTTGCCATCTGAATCATCCTTTCCAGATCACCCGCTTCACTAAATGTATTGTTGCTGACCTCACCGAACCTGAACGGGTTCAGAACTTCGCGCGGATCACCATTTGTCAGGATGGATTTGCCAGGTCTGACACTAAAATCGCCCCCTCGGGGTACTCGGGTCGCATCAATTCCGATCATCGGATGAATTGTGAGGCTCATTGCGTCGATTCTGCCTCTTAACTCGGCATCGAGAGCCTTTTGCGGGTTGTAACCCTTTTCGGCTACACCTCTACCCCAAAATCTGTTTGGTACGGTGTCGTACTGGAAGGAAACAAAGTCGCGATCCTGCATGAAATGGGGAGTTGCGGTAGCTTTTAGCAGTACACCATCATTTGCAATGGTGATTATTGCCTCAATCATGACTTCCGACTCATCAAATGAGCCTTCGCCTTCCTCAACACTGAAAATATCCTCATTTTCGGGGTCGGCATCGAAATGAAGCATCATTTCAGGCACTAAACCGTGATATTGGGTCAATTTCACATGGTCAGTGAGTCCGGTTCGCACTTCACCCTTCGATTCATGGTCGAAATCCTCATGATAAGTACCCAAACTCACCTGGCGATACATACCAGACTGCATTCTTGACGTAATTATGTGTTTTGGCACTAAAAACACATGGGCGCACCCCATTGCTTCATCAATTGTGGTCGCGGCAGGGTCAATAACGAAATCTCGCGGCTCAACAGCAACCAGTTTGATTCTTGTTCTCATTTCCGATCTACCAATCGCTTCAAGTTCTTCAAGTAGACCCTCTGACTTGGAAATATCGAAACTACGTTCCTCGCTATGCTCGACAACGATCTTCCCGATTCCTGTGCCATAGATAGCACCATTCAGCACTATTTCGGCAATTGCCCTCGGGTAGCCATTTTCAGTCAAATCTTCCAATAATTTATTACGGAAAACCATCATATCGGCTTTATCGTCATCCCTAACGTCATCAGATACGTCAAACCACTTTCCTTTACCAAATATGGCTTCTTCAATCTCAGCAGTTGCGACTTCAACGGCCTGGGCGGTTGCAGGGGATATTAAGCGGGAACGCTCAGTTTCGCGGGTACGATCTTCTTCTTTCCAGACTCCGCGCCACAAACGGTAATATTCATTCCAACGAGACTCGTAATTGCTGTCACGATGATCTTCCCATTCTCGGACGAGTGCCACCACCCAAGATACCAGTTGTGTTTCAATCGAGTCGAAATCGCTCTGATCTTCGCTTTCGATATCTACTATCTTATCAGTGCTTGCCATTATCCGCGCCTCTTAGTTTCATTGCTCAAGCCCACCTACTGACAGTCGGCGTTTAGGCTTATTACTATAATACCTGTTTCCTTTTTTTGTTATTTCAAAACCAAGTCTACTTTCTGCTTCCACAGTTTTATTAAAGGTTTTGTGCCTTTTCCCTTTTAATATCAGTCCAGTTTCAGGATCACGACTGGAACTATGCTTTTTATACTCGTTTATTTCTGGATGCCATACCCAGGCCTGAAATGAATTCTTGTTTGCCACTTCATCACCAATATATGAAGAAGGCTTTTCGATGGTCAATGGGTTTTCCTCAATCAGCCTTTTAGCTGTTTTGGTATCAAATCCCGCCCCTTCTGGATTAAAAGTTTTGCCTTTGGTTCTTTCAGCCATATTAGTAACCTGCTGCGGAATCTAGTGGTTGGAACTCATTTTGAATGATTGCATCTGCAAAATACGGGATTTTGCTTAATTGGTCAATATATGCGAGTGCATCAATCAAATCGTCGTGAACCATCGGGTTTGGAAAATCAAGTAGCTGATCTGTCAGGGGTTTAACGTATGAAGCGTCTTTTTTGAAGAATATCTTCCCGTTCTGAAATCTACCCTGTAAAGCCCATGCAATCCGCTTTGTTTTGTTCCGACCACCGTGGGTCAATGGTTCGATGCGTGGATACACGTTTAATCGGCGCATCTGATCAGATAAATAAGGCATGATAGCGTTCATCAACGAACCTTTCTCAATACCCAAAATATTAGGTTGATAGACCTTACAAGCCTTAATTATCTGCAAACTTGTCTCTCGGACTCCCCAACGACCATGTATAACGTCATGAATGAACCAACCGGATTCGGAAGTCTCTACAACGGCAATCGCACATTCGTCACTCTTTTTCAGCTTGGAAGTCAGCTTTCCCTTACTTTCAACAAAGCCTGCGGGATCGACAGCGATATAAGTCACTCCGCGCTCGGGCGGGCGATCCATGAAAATGAATTCCTCGTCCTTGAACTCACCACCGCCGGCTGCGGCGAAAGAAGCCTCAAACTCTTGCCGAAAAGCCTCTTGGGTCATGGTTTTCGACGCTTCTTCTATCTCGTCAGGCGGTAAGACAGGGTTTCCCAAAGAATTGAACTGGAATGCCTCCCAATCGTCCTGCCCCTCACATTGCAGGAATAAATCGTAGAAATGGTTCTTCCCGTCAGGAGTGCCGATAAATAAGGCCGAACCCATTACATCGGCGAGTGTCGGGCGCATGATTAAGTCCCAAACTTCCGGTTTCATGAATGCGTACTCATCCAAGACACAAAACGAGACACCAACACCGCGCAAGGTATCGGGTCGGTCAGAACCTTTGAGTTTTATCGTCCTGCCATTGATTAGCTTGATGGTTGCGGTATTTTCGAGGGTTTTTGCAATAACATCCTTGCCGATACGCTTTAGCTTGTCCCAAATCAGGTCTTTGGCCTGTCCGAAGGTGGGACAGATATACCAGACCTCCATTCCGGTCAGATCAAAGCCATAGACGTTCTTTTCCTGCAAACCATTGATAATTAACTCAATAGCCGCTTCCTCGGTCTTGCCCCACCGTCTACCTGCCGCACAGACACGAAAACGGGCAGGTGACTGAAACACCTGGGCCTGTTCTTCGTGCAGGTCGAAATTTAAATCGACCATTGGGAACTTAGAACCCCGAAGTGCCTTTTTTCAGGATTTCTTTTTCTTCCAATTCCTTATCAGAAGGGCAATCCCTCGCAGGCGCGGTACGGGCGGGAATTGTAGAGCCGACAGACTTTACGCCGCCTGCTTTAGTGGTAGGCGTACCCATTAGCCGAACTTCTTGCTTGAGACACTACCTTTGATACCACCCCAATGCCGGGTGCCAATTGGCCCACTTGCATTACCAGGAGTCGGACTACCTTTCGAATTACCTTTCGGTTTGTTATAACTACCTTTCACACCATGTGGCATTTTCAAATCCTCACTGTTCAGAAACTACATCATCCGGTTTTTTCAGAATTTCAGGGGCAACCAGATTACCTATATTGATATTAACACTAAATGTCCCTGTAGTGGTATCACCATCAACTGCCTTATTCACAGGCACAATTCGACTTAATACCATATCTGCCGCTTTCATGTTCCCGTCCTCGGCGGCCTCGCATACGGTTAGAATGATCTTCTTGAACGATTTCTTAACCTGCTTCTCGAAAGTCTCGATCATCTGATCCCTGAAAACCGTAGTCTCGTTTTTGGATTTCTTTGGCCTGCCTGACCTCGCCTGAACTACCGGAACATCGTCCCTGCCGAAATCTACATCAGCGAGGCTTTCAGGCAGTCCGATTTCGATTGGTTTGGCAAGAATCTCCTGCATTTTATCCAGTTCGAAACTATCGGGCTTTTTAGTAGGTTTTCTTACCTTTCTTTTTGCCATTTTTACGGCCCTTTTTGTGTGATCTTTTCATAAGTTATCCACAGGTTATCCACAGAGTTATCCACAGGTTACATACACCTTTTTTGGTGTAGTCTACTTTACATAATATGAAACTTATTATTACAGTCCATATACGCTATTTTGTACCACAATAAGATCAAATCCTGCACTGACATCAGCGGCTTGTGCAACTGGCTGTGAAGTCAATATAATATCGGTTTTTTGAGTAAATGTTAAATAAGGGGCGAATGGATGACGAAAGCCCGAATCTTCGGGTATTCCAACGATATGCTTGATCTGCCTGGCATAACCATTATGGTTATCTGCTGCCCAAATTCTAATTGGATTAGAGGTGAAGTTCTGACCCGTCTTTGGGTTGTGGTGGGCGTAGTAATTAGTCATATATCCCGTACTTCCTGCGGGAACAGTATACATGGCCATTTCGGTCTGCTGATTGCCTACCGATATGACCGCGTAATCCACAGTCTCACCCGCGTTATGTACCCTCACCGTCGAATCAGCAACCACGCCCGATTGAATTTTCGCCCGAAACACCCGTATTAATGCGGTTGTCAGCGTTACCACGGTGGTCGTTAATGTGCCGTCAAGAATAACATTTTGCGTCACTTTATCGTAATTCGCGTCAAGCCCCTCAATCTCAACAGTCTCACCGCGTAAAGCCACTTGATCGGTAGTCTGTGAAATACTCGTAATCAAGGCAGTTGCAGGGAATGAATAAGCAGCGGAACCATCCCAGATTTCTTCCTCAACCCCACTCGCTACATCAGTATTACGCCCAAACTTGTTTATACTGGTAATACCCTCATAAACACCCATCGAAATCAATAATTGATCGTCCTGCATCGGTGCGCCATTCGGCCCCATCGGGGTAGGAGTCTGTGCCATCGTTAAATCTCCTGAAATAGATAGTCGATAGTATCATAAATAAGGGTTTTGCAATAAAAAGGGCAGTTTTTCCAAGAAAAAGCAGGTTTTCATGAAAAAAAGGGCTTTTCGAAGTAAATATAGACCCCCTGATTTGGACAAAATCGGGCCAAAGAGCCTAAGACCCTTTAGAATTACCAGTAGGGTGTTCTTGAATAGGACACTGTTTTTTCTAGTTTTATGTGGTTTTTGAGGAGAAGCTACATCGCCACAGTCCCAGGCATCCCCTACCCGTCAATTCGTACCATTGACCCTACCCGCAAAATAATCCTTATAAATCAACGGTTTAGCAGGGAAAGAAAGCCAGGGAAGATAACCATTAAACCATTCCAGTGCAATCAGATACCAATCAGAATACGACTGCTCGAATCAATTCCTATTGCTTTGCAATGATGTAATGAGATATCGCTTTGAAAGGCGCGGCAACTACCCGCTATATATAGCCTAGCTCTACAAGTTGCCATACCCTACCCTGTATTCAATTCTAAGCCATTTATTAAATCACTGGATAGCCTAACCACTATAAAGACTAAAGACTGGTAAAGGCGCGACAAACTACCCTGATTTAGGTGTATTAAATACTGGCTTTGTGATTGATTATGGGTTACTCTTGTAAAACCAAAACGAGAGACAATATTTGACTGACATTTTAATGATTTTTGAGTTTGAAAATACCGCAAATAAACCTGCAAATTTTCCGCACTCTTAGACCAAGCAAGAATGCTTGAATTCCTGAATAGGGAATGATCGACAAAACAAGTCGATTCAGATGTAAGCGATAAACAAAGTCGAAATAAAACCCTCCTCTATTTGCTAGTAAAAACCGCTAAGAACTAGGTTTTAACTGGCTGCAATGAAGTTGATAGTTCAAGCGCATTGGGATAAAGATGCGCTTTATAGTGTCAAATTTTTGATGCTGAATAGAGGGTTAAACAATGAATATTAAAAAGATAACAGATCGTAAAGACTGGAATGACAAAGACGCTAAACAGCTTATCGCTTTATGGTTCCAGTTCATGAGTTTTCAAGTCAATGCTGAAAAGTACCAGAAAGCCGCACCAGTTCGCTTATTAGCAGAACTGCAAGGAAGATCAAAGGGTAGCATCGAAGCGAAACTAATGAATGTGAGTGCGGTCATGGTGAAAAACGGTCATGCATTCGTGAAAGGTTATAAGCCATTATCAAATTATAACCGCGAACTAGAATCGCAAGTCTTAAAATTCATGAGTAAATAAGTCATCGACTAAAGCGCATTCAACCGAGTGCGCTTCATGATGCTGATTTAGCATTGAACAATAGAGGGTTAATAAAATGAGAGTAATAACCAGAATGCAAAGAATTGCAATCAAGCGCATTTATGATCGCAAAGATAAATCGACAACCGGTTTAACTTATCGCCAGTTCAGGAAAACAGTTCAATATGGTTTTGACTGTTTAATGGTTCACTGGTGCGGGATATGGTTAGGAATTGAATCAGACGGGTATACCCATAGTTGAAATCGAATCGCGCATTTGAAACAGTGCGCTTTTCAATATCAATTAATTTAGATTGGTATTAATAGAGGGTTAATAAAATGACAAAATCAAAACGTGACATTTACCAGGAATGCACTGATACGATTATCCATGCTTTGGAAAATGATCCAGGTAAATGGAAATCAGGTTTATCTGGTTTGTTATCGGGTTTTCCGATTCGTAACAATGGCGAATATTACAAGGGTATCAATGTGATATTACTTTCAATTTCCGCCATGAAAAACGGGTATGGTTCCGATCAATGGTTAACATACAAACAAGCTAAATCAATTGGTGCAAATGTCAAAAAAGGCGAATCAGGAACTGGAATTATATTCTTCAAAGTGTTGGAAAGTGAAAACGCCAATGGCGATATTTCAAAATTTCCAATGATTCGAGGGTATACAGTTTTTAATGCTGATCAGATCGAAAACCTACCTGAATCATATATACCGGAAATTGTTTTAACTGACTGGTCAAATATCGATTCTGGTGAATTACTTTTCAGTTCATCATTTTGTGAAGTCAAAACCATAAATCAAACTCCGCACTACGCACCAGAACTAGATTATATTGGTTTACCTGAAAAGGCGAAATTTGACAGTGCCGAAAATTATTATTCTACATTGGCGCATGAAATTTCGCATTCGACTGGTCACAAGGATCGCCTGGATAGGACTGGCATTACTGGCGATCGAACAAAGGCGAATTATGCATTTGAAGAACTGATCGCAGAATTGAGTGCAGTCTTTGTATGTTCGCAAATCGGTATATCTGGTAATCTTGAAAATCATGCTAGTTATCTTTCGCACTGGCTTACTGCCATGAAAGAAGATAAAAAATATATTTTCAAAGCCGCATCACAAGCGCAAAAATCCAGTGAATTAATACTGGCTAGAATGGCGAAAACCAAAACCAATAAAGCAGCATAGAAGTTTACATTTCAAGCGCATTCAATCGAGTGCGCTTTATAATGTGAATCAATTCTGAATCACATTAAACAGAGGGTTATATCATGAAGAAAGAATTCGCCAGATCACCATCTGAAATCGCAGAATATCTCGATAAAGAAGAAAACCTGGATAGTTCACATTTGCGGGTAGGTTTTGGTAATGCATTCGGTTGCAATTACCTTTCCAATTTGCAAGTTGCTACCTGTTTGGAACTGGTATCAATCGTGGAAGTCGCAAATTGGCTAGTTGATTGGCAAAAGACCTATATGCAAGTTATTCAATTTGCATCTGGTCGTATCCAGTCAACTTTTGAAGTCGATGAAAAAATAGTGGATGAACTATGAAAAAGTACTATTCAAAAGACGCATTAAAAATGAAGCAATACAATATTATGCTTACTTTGGCTCGTGATAAGACTTCCACCTTATACAATACGGATGGTAGTCAGAACATGGGCGCATCGCATCGAGGTACATTCTGGCATGCTTTTAATCATGGATGGAAATATACGCACCGTAACCCTGAATACACCTGTATATCTTATTGTGTGTTTAGAGCCGGAATAGACTTTAAGGCTGAAATTAATGTAGATAGTTAGCAGTTCAAGCGCATCAAGTCATGGTGCGCTTTCTAGTGCTAATTCGCACTGAATAGAGGGTTAAAAAAATGAAAATTATTAGCGCATTAATGTCAGTCCTGACTTTGATTCTATTGTCAGGATTCTCTGCAATGATCCTGTCACTGGCTTTAATTCACCCGTAGTTGATAACTCGAGCGCATTCAACCGAGTGCGCTTTATGATATCAATTCAGATATCAAAATAGAGGGTTAAGAAAATGACAATGATAACTTTAAAAACGTCTATCAATGTTTGTGATGAATGCAAACCAGATTATAAAGAAGCAAATTGCTTTGAAGGCTTATTCTATCACTGTGGCTTTGCGGAAATGGGTTTTGATGAAGTCGAAACTGAGTCGGAACCTGGCGCGTATTGTTTCTGTTGTGGTGAACCAACCATGAGTGATCTACCGAATACCCACGATCAAAGCATTGTAGGACTAGAAGCCGCATATCTGGCAGTTTACAACCGTACTCTATCAATTCGTGTTAGTGAACTGGTTGTCCAGTATGGCATTGATAAAGTCGATTCGGTTTGCACTGAACTGAATGAAAATAATTCAGTACCTTGTCACTGGAAAGTTTCGGAATTATCAAAACATTATCTCGATAGTTAATATCCAGTTTGCCATTATCTAATAGTGGCATTCTGAATATTTGCTAATTCAGGCAGGTATTAAATAGAGGGTTAATAAAATGAAAAACGATAAGGTAAGGGGCATAAAAGCGATTAAGGAATTTGAATATAACGAGTTAATCAAACTCGGCAAATTTAAAGACGCGCAAAAAATCGCTGATGCAAATGCCGAGTGGTATCAAAGCGAATATCAACGCTGGACAGATTTAGCCGGTGAAGCAATGCTGGGTTGGGTCAGGGTAGATTTAGAACCAAGTGCTAGACCGGAAAACTGCACTGATGAAAATCTGGTGTATCTGGATGAATTACGCGAGTCTGGTGAAATCAATATGTTTGGTGCTAAACCATATCTGGTTGATGAATTCGAGTTAGAAGAATCAGACGCTAAAAAGATTCTTCTTTACTGGATGGATACATTTGCCGAAAGACATAATCTGCAATAGTTGATAACTCAAACCCGCTAGATATTAGTGGGTTTTATGATATCAATTAGATATCGCAATAGAGGGTTAATAAAATGCAATTAATAATTACATTTGAAACTGACAAGGATCGATCCAGTGCAATCAAAGCATTAGGTCGATTGGAAGTTAATCAGAATATGGGATCATTTGGTATTCAGAAAATCGATCCGCCAATGGTAGCAATATCAGTTGTTCGGCATACAGATATTGATGGCGAAGATACTGGTATCGATCTAATCAATGCAGAAATTGATCGCGCTCGATTGGTTTACTTATGGATCGCTAATTCTAATCTACCGGAAAACGGCAAGTACATCGAAACGCCGAAAACCTGGGTCAAGCAATTAATAGCTGATGAATTTTCTGGTGATGTTCAATACAGCTATGACGATAAGACTGATGAATTGTATTTCCATTAGTTGATAACTCTTGCATCGTGACAGGGTGCAAGCTGATATCAATTAGATATCGCAATAGAGGGTTAAGAAAATGAAACCGATAGTATTATTTGTTGCGCTTGGGATTGTAATCAGTCTAGCCATTGAAGTTAATCAATGGTTGGCACTGATCGCAGCGATTCCATTAATAGGATGGTTCATTACCAGTGATGGTGGAACCAAATGAAAAACTTCACATTTGAACAATTCCGTAAACAGGTAAACCAGTTTGCTAAAGATTTCCCTGATGCAGCCAGCTTACCCGTTGTTACTTCCAGTGACGACGAAGGTAATAGCTTTCATGGTATCTTTTATTCGCCATCTGTAGTGACAGTAGAAGTCGCAAACTTTGGTGATAACGAGGAAATCAAAACGGTTTGCATTAATTAGTTGGTAACTCAAGTCTGTTCAATCGAGCAGACTTTATGATACCAATTTGGTATCGAAAATAGAGGGTTAATAAGATGGGATTAGATATGTATTTATATGGCAATCAGTTCATTGGTGCTAATTTCGATCATCGCGAAGTTAAAGCAAAATGCGATATCTGGATAGGCAAAAGACAATTGGCAATCGACACTAGCAAATTGTCTGAAATGGTCTTTCACCTGGCTTACTGGCGGAAGGCGAGCCATATTCATAATTGGTTTGTGGTCAATTGTCAGTCTGGTAAAGATGATTGCGGAAAGTATTATGTTAGTGCCGAACAACTTGAAGAATTGTCGGGCTTGTGCCAGGCGATTCTCGATAAAAAAGAAGCCAATGGTCAATGGCGAAAACTGGCGGAAGAACTAATGCCAGTTCAGGGATTCTTTTTCGGTACTGGTGAACTGGACGACTGGTATTTTCATAACTTGCAGGAAACTATCGATCAGTTCAAAACCATTCCGGTTGATGGGACGTATGACTTTTATTACCAGTCTAGTTGGTAGTTGATAACTCTTGTCTATTCTTTTGAGTAGACAAGCTGATATCAATTAGATATCGAAATAGAGGGTTAATTATGAAAAACTTAGATATGACTGAGGAACAAAAATCATGATTATCGCGCAGATAAAACTTGGTGATCGATGCGGGAATGAATACGTTTTGCATATCCGTTTGGTCGAAAACGAGATTACTTACAGAACTGGAAATTCTGCTTTAAGTAATCATTTTGATACAACCAAACTGCGAAGTGTTTATAACGGGCAGAGCAATGCTGAAATAGTGCAGGATGCCATTGATGCATTACTTCATGATAGCGTCATGCACGTTGAAATAGCAGACACAACCATCTGGACAATAAAGGATGGTTATGTTGGCGGCGATCGTGAATAGACCTGAACCGAATGCACCGGAAAATGAATATTGTGCATATTGGGAAAGGATTGGCGATATCGCTATCGAAATCTGTAAAAAAGGTTTAAGCGAAATCGACAAAACCGATACCTACAAAACTCAGTTCATCAATGCAGAAAAAGTAATCTGGAATGGATTGTTTGATGAAGGTTGCGCCATGCATAATCTGACAATAGTAGAAATCGATGATTTGCGGAATGATATACCTGACCGTATCGATGAACTGTTGGAGGAAGTGTTTTCAATTAGTTGATAACTCAAGTCTGTTCGATGTTGAGCAGACTTTATGATATCAAACTGATATCGATTTGAGGGTTAATATTATGTGTAATCAATGTCAGGCACTAATGATAAATGGTGTCTATTGTCATGAAATTGGTTGTCCGATCGCCTGGAAAGATTATTCAAAGGAATGTGATAGTTGTGGTTGCGATTTCAAACCGGAAGAAAAACATCAAACCTACTGCGAGGGATGCGCCGAGGAATCAATGTACTATGATGAAGAAGATGAGTTTCATATTTGTTTCGCCAATGAAGGATCCGCATTGCGCTGTTCGAGCAAATCGAATCCCCGCAATTTACCCTGCCCTACCTGTAAAGCAGAAAACAGATTAACACCTGCTGACCAGGCACTTGGGTATCAGTGTGATCAATGCGCTGATTCTGATGAACGGGGAGGCTACTAATGGATAAAGTATGCCCAATAATGAGCAAACCAATAATTGACGCTGATAATCTCGCAAGGGTTTTTATAGTCAATTGCGTAGGATCGAAATGTCAATTCTGGATCACTCCATATTCCACTGAATTCATGCAGCATTCTGGTGGATGCAGTTTTGAACTATCACCGCAAATGCACGAAGGATTGTATAGAGTTTAACCAGGGGAGCAATCCCCGCCCTCTTTAGCCCGATTAGTTTCGGGCTTTTTTTTGCCTGAAACAAGGCATAGCAGAGTATGGGTCGAGTCGAGTTAGTGGCTTAGATGGCAACTGGTGAAGTCGTTTTTCACTGAAAACTGGTAAATTCTCGTATTCCGGTCTTTTCCATATTTTTCAGTTCTTTGCGGTAGTGGGCTGCGATTTCTTTTTCATCTGCCTTTGTAATCTTAAATGTCCGATCGCGTTTTTCTCGTAAGATATCCAGTGCGCCAGTACCGATCATTGTTTCCAACCATCTACCAGAGTCGGCAGGATTCTCCCCAAACCAACTATGACACTGGTGACAAAGCGATAAAGCATTTTCCTTGCACCATCGAATAGTCCGATGCCGGCGAGAGAAGTTGTGCGAACACTCAAGACCTGGCGAGCCGACTAATCCAGTGGGTGGTTTTGATATCCCGCATTTCTGGCAGGTGTAATATGCGGCGTACCGAATGCATTTTGAAAAGGCAGTATCGGCAGGGGTTATCTTTATGCCTTTCATTTTTTGAAAGTGGTATCGCGTTCTCGGTTAAAAATCCGTTGTAGGGCATAGATGCAATGCTGATACATTTGCCGCCTTTGATCGTCCAGTGAACCCTTTTTCATTTCAGCATTATAGATATCGGCTAATACTAATAGATGCTGTTTTGTTTTATCTTCATCCATTATCTTCTTCCGTAGTGGTAGGCAATATTTCTGCTCTTGATCCAGTTCAGCAAATCAATATCAGGCTCGATGGTCGGAGCCAAACTAAACTGGTGCGCGTCACGCTTGAACTTCTTTTTAAATTGATAGTACGCCCAACCTGGCTTAAACCCTTTTTGTTTGGCGTATCGTTTGAGCATTCCGAACCATCGACTCATATCTTCAACAGTGTATCGGTTTTTGCCAATCTTCACTTCCTCCAAGTCGGCTTTTTTGCAAGGTATCGCTTTACTGGATGGAATGATTTCAGTTCCGCAAGAAGGACACTCACGCGATCCAGAAAATACGGTATCGCATTCCTTACAGATAATTTCGCATGGTTCCTTGTTTTCCTTGTCCTGTTTAATTTTCGCTTCCCTGATATTTCCCGAACCCAAAGACCAGGGATAAGGTTGATCGACAAAGCCATGTAATTCAACTGCACCAGTATGATCAATCACCATTGCATGATCCTTACCCTCACTCGGGCGAAGAATTCTACCAACAGTCTGCAACCATAAAACGCTTGATTTTGTTGGTCTAGCAATAACGGCGCATTCCAGTGGTGGGATATCCAAACCCAATGAGCAAACATAGACGTTACAAATTACCTGAATTTCACCCGATCGTACCTTGTCGAATATTACTTTTCTTTCATCGGTCGGCGTATTACCGTCAACGTGGGCTGCTGAAATACCTTTGCTTCTAAATAGATCGCGAACATGACGCGAGTGCTTGCAGGAAGTACAGAATATAACGGTGCGCTTATTAAACGCGAGTCGTTTCCAGTTTTCAAAAATATCACCAATGAGTTTCGGCTTATCGACTGCCTTTTCCAAACTGGATACTATGTAGTCGGCACTGGTTTGAGTAACACCAGTCAAATCAAACTTGGTCGGAGCGTAGTACCTGGCTCGAACCAGATAACCCTGATCCATTAAATCTCGGGTATTAACCGGATTCACGATCTTATCGTAATATGCGCCTAACCCGTCACCATTCGCCTGAGCAGGTGTCGCAGTCAGCCCGATTACAATCGAGTCTTTGTAGTGCGCTAATAATTCCTGTTTCGCTTTCGCCATCGATAAGTGCGCTTCATCAACTATGACATAATTGGCAGGTGGCATTACCATAACTTCTTTTCTAATTCCGCGCGAGTAGAGAGTATCGAAACTGGCTACCTGATTCGGTGCATATAATTGTCTTGGTTCCCCTGCCATGATCATTCCTGCTTCAATTCCGTTTTCCTGAAACTTGTCATAAGCCTGGTAGATTAATTCTCGGCGGGGAGCAAGGAACAAAGTGCGAATATCACTCTGCTGACAGCTTTTTATAATATGTGAGGCAATATGTGTTTTGCCTGAACCTGTCGGCGCGACTACCAGTGGTTTTTTAAAATTTCCCCTGATAGCGATCCTGACACCATCGATAATTTCATCTTGGTAACTTCTTAGCATATCACCCCCATTGATGCGCCATTGCACCTGCCATGTTTGGAAAGAATTTGGCTCGCATCTTTGCCCTTTCGGGGCCAGGTGGTAGCCGATGCTTAATGTCTGATCTGGTTGATTCGATTACGGTAGACATTAAAGGCGCAAGGTTTTTCAACCACCAACAAACACCTTTAGTTTCTGGATCACCAAACATCCACGGTTGAACTTTATCGTTAAATCTACCTACCCGATTAGTAACGTATGGATGCGGTTGTGGATTCTCGATCGCGATCTTTTCAATATCAGCGTTTTGTAACCGCATAAAAAAAGCGATTGCTTCATCACGGTAGATTAATCTTTCTTCTACTGTCGAAACTGATGAATCAACGTATAGCCATTTATTTGCAGCATTGGTCAGGTAGGTACAAGGAGGATGCGCGATCATCATATCCCATCCGTCACCGATGATATCGAAAACGTCACCCTTGTAATGTGATCCTGGCGAATCACTGTCGAGCAGATCACAACTGACTGCTTCATGACCCGCTTTGGAAAACGCATCGCGCACTGTACCGGAATATTCGCAAGCTACTAAAACCCTCATGTAACGTATTATAAAGCACTGTT